AAGAGCAATCTAACAAGTTATTATTTAATATAATTTCAGAATTTATTACTAAGTATGAGAAATGTCCTACTAAAGAATCGTTAGGAGTTGATCTACAAAATATTACTACTTTATCTGATCAAGAATTTAAAACAACTATAGAATCTATTAGTAAGATCTCTGATGAGAAAGTAGATCATAAATGGTTGGTAGATTCTACTGAAGAATGGTGTAGAAATAGAGCAATATATCTCTCATTACTAGAGAGTATACAAATAGCAGATGGTAAAGATGATAAGAAAGATAAGGGTTCTATACCTTCTATACTTTCAGACGCTATCGCTGTTTCATTTGATAATCGTATAGGTCATGATTACTTTGCTAATTATAAAGAAAGGTTTGAATTCTATAATAAAGTAGAAGAGAAGATACCTTTTGATCTTACTATGTTTAATAAGATTACTAAAGGTGGATTATCAAATAAAACATTGAACGTAGCACTAGCAGGTACAGGTGTTGGTAAATCTTTATTCATGTGTCACGTTGCTGCAGCAACATTACTACAAGGTAAGAATGTATTGTATATTACCTGTGAGATGTCAGAAGAAAAGATTGCAGAGAGAATAGATTCCAATCTTTTAGGTATTAATATACAAGATATTGCTGATTTACCTAAGCAAATATTTGAGAATAAGGTAAACAAGTTGAAGAAGAAAACAACTGGTAAATTAATCATTAAAGAATACCCTACTGCAGCAGCACATGTAGGACATTTTAAAGCATTATTAAATGAACTAACACTGAAGACCAGTTTTAAACCTGATCTTATTTTTGTTGACTACCTTAATATCTGTGCTTCACAGAGATTTAAAGGATCCACTGTAAACTCTTACACTTATGTTAAAGCAATTGCTGAAGAACTTAGAGGTCTTGCTGTCGAGAACAATGTACCAATTGTTAGTGCTACTCAAACTACTCGTTCTGGTTTCGGGTCTAGCGATATTGACCTTACTGACACGTCAGAATCTTTCGGACTCCCTGCTACTGCTGACTTTATGTTCGCTCTCATATCTACTGAGGAAAGTGAACAACTGGGACAGATTCTAATTAAACAATTAAAGAACCGATACAATGACCCTACTATGAATAAGAGATTTGCTATAGGGGTTGACAGATCGAAGATGAAGTTGTATGATGTAGAACAAAGTGCACAAGATGGTGTATCAGAAAACGAACCTGTTACCATCATTAATAAGGTATCTAATACAGATCAACCTACTGTGCTAAATAAGTTTCAAAAGTTTAAAAATCTAAAAGTATGATTGATTTTGATAAGTATCTTCTATTCGTGGATGGTGTCACATCCGATTCCAGTAAGAATTTTGTCGATCTTGCTGATCGCTTGGGTGAACTTGACAGAGAGGGTGCCAATATTGAACGTCTTACCACTGCTGGCGTTGGGCTTGCTGCTGAATCTGGTGAGTTTCTTGAGATCGTTAAGAAGATGGTTTTTCAAGGTAAACCATGGAATGATGATAATCGTGAGCATCTTATCATTGAGTTGGGTGACGTTATGTGGTATGTGGCAAATGCTTGTATTGCATTGAACGTTGAATTTGATGACGTTGTACGAGGTAATGTCAAGAAACTAGAGAAAAGATATCCTGGTGGTAGTTTTTCTATAGAGAAATCTGAGAAAAGAAAGAGAGGTGATCGCTAATGGGTGCAGCAGTAGAAGCATGGAACACCATGGGTTATTGGGAGGGATTATTATTCTCCCTATGGATAATTGGTATGTATTATATCAAAATCAAAATGGATAATAAGTTTACTAGACGCAAATGAGAGTTAGTAAAACAGAACTAATGCACCATAGGTTGCAAGCAATGCTACGTGAGCATAGCTTTAGTAAAGATAACATAGAGTATCTTGGTGTAAGAAAGGATTCTATTGGTGTACCACAACACTGGTATAGTATTGCTGGTAATGAAGTACCAGTTGATGCAATAGAAGAACTCAGTAGCGAAGAAGAATGAAATACCATTTGTATGACGATCAAGAAAGATATCAAGGACGATTTGATTCTGTCTATGAACTTAGAAAGTTTCTATGTGACAGGAAATATAATATCAGTTGTGATGCAGATATGTCATGCACATTTGATTACATCAAACATATTAAATGGCATTTTGACATAGAAGAATAAATAAAAGTAAAAAGCAATGCCAGATACACTCTCAAGAGAAGAGTTAAAGCAGTATAAGAATGATGTAAAGCATAAATGGGTTAATGACCTCATAGAAATTGTTCGTGCTAAATTAGGTGGAAGGGTATATGATATACATGCAGGTGCTAGCTTACAATCACCATTATATACTCCCGATAGAGATCTTTCTAGAACATCTAATATAGTTTTAAAATTTAAAACTGATAGTAGTAGAGATGAATTATTAGAACTAGCATTTAAATCTATAGTATTACCAGGAAGAAGAGTTTCAAGACATCTACCACATAAATTAAGTACCGTTGGTTGTCTTTCATATACTGAAGAAAATAAAGAACTTGGTATAAGTATTACTTTCTTTATTGTAGTTAAGTATAGAAATGCAAGGGCATTTAAGAACTTACCCTTTACTAATGACTTAATAGGAGAAAGAATGAAGGCAACGGGTAAAGATTATTCAAATAGAAGACCTGATACTTCTTATGAGCACTATATCTTAAACAAGATTAATCAGCAATTATACAAATTGGGAGATCATTTGCCAGTAAAAATTAAGATAGCAGGTGAAACGTTCGAGAACTTTATTGGATTCATACCAGGAAAGACAGGATCTCATGCAGATTTTGTTGGTCTTGATAAGGAGTGTAAAGAGGTATGTTTTATATCTCATAAGAAAGGTAGTAATGCTTCTAATTTCCAACAGTATTCTGGTATAACTTATAGAGCAGGTAAAATAGCAAAGCATGAAGAAGTAGTGAAGTTTAAAGATGAGATAACTGAAGCAAAACAAGAAAATGATTTTAGTGGGATGGCATACTATAGACATATTGAGGATTCTAATCTAAAAGGTATGGCAGTTTTTGGTGGTGATTATGGTATAGGAAATGAAAGCATGGATAATGTTACATTCTTTTGTCAAGGTGATGTAACCTTATCTAAAGGTAGTGGTAATAGGAAGAGAGCTATAGATGAAAACACTATATTTCTAAGGTTTCATACACATAATCTACCTCAAACCTCCTTACCATCTCTTAATCATAGAGGATATAAACCTACACTAGGTGCTAGAAAGGGTGAAGGTAGTAGAAAAATAGAGGGAGCAGGTGGAACATTAATCGGTATCAGAGGTGGAGTTTATACTGAATCATATATAGTAGAAGATAGAGAGAGTAAGGAATTCCCCCCTCTAAAACCTGATGAAGTTTTCTAATTTTAATTCTGAAGCTAAACGTACTTCTTATCGACATGGTAACCTTTTTGAAGAAGGTTCCTATGTACATTATCAAGATAAGGTAGGTAAAGTTCATCGTCGTGGACCTAACTATGTTATTGCTATTACTGAAGAAGGTGATATGTTTAGAGCATGGGTCACAGACATACAGGAAGCTGTTAATAAATATAACGGAATAGGTAAAGGACAAGGTAAAGATGCCAAGCATCGTCTTGTTGGTACTGATCGTTATAGAGAATTTACCAAAATCATGGCACGAGGTTCCGATTATGACATGTGGAAGGAAGGTAATTACATTCCTAAAACAGATAAAGATAAAGGAATCGAAGAAATGCTAAATAATAAACATAGGAGTATCGAAGAAACAATGACATCGAATTGGAGAACTGAAATTTCAGAGAAGACCAGTAAGTTTGTGGAAGTAAGTCCACAAATTAGTGATAACACTGACCCTATGGATCAGGTCTTCGATAAGAATAAGAAACTTAAGGGTGCTAACAAGGCAGTCAAAGAAGAAGTTGTCACTGAAGAAGAGAAGTGTGACACAGGACATGTATATAAGAAAGGAAATAAGAAGAAGGCAGTTAAGTATTCTGATGGTGTAAATGAGCAACTCAGAGCACACTTAGATGAACTAAAGATCCGTTATGATGAGAAGATTAAAGAACAGTGGAGTATGGGTAAGAAGAAAAAGAAAAAAGGTTACTAAATAGAATTGAATTATATTTTAGATCATGTTATCATTTCTACTACCATTCGCTAAGAAGATTGTTGCAGATGCAGTAAATAAGATTCCAGATGACGGAGAGTTAGGTGAGAAACTCATCGACCTTTGCATCATAGTTCTGGAGAAGGCAGTTAAACTGACCAAAACTACAGCTGATGATAAGCTTCTTGAAACCGTTAAAGGTGCACTAAAAACACGCTAGTTACTAGCGACAGGAGGGGCAACCCTCCTTTTTTATAAATATACTTAGATTAAAATTATTGTATAATTACGGAGTAAATCAATGCCTCTTTGGGGAAAAACTACAACTGACGAGTCAAAACCCAAGTGGCTCGACAATGTAAATAAGAATAGCAAAGCAGAAGATTGTTTTGCTACTGAATCAGGATGGGTTCTACGTCACTACAAAGGTAGCGATAAGAACACTGCTGTTGCTAATGGAGATTACTGGGACGAACTACTAGTTGCTATTGGTGGTCTTGCAGGTGGTGCATCAACTACTGCAGGTCTAGGTGCTGCAACTATTACTGGTGTATTCTTTGAGCAAGAATCACTTTCACAAGGTGATACTGGTACTGTTGTTGTGGTATACAACGAACTTGTAGATGTTGCTGTTTCTAATCCTACACTGGTTGTTACTGGAACTGTAACAGGTTCAGTTACTGCAACCTATGCACGTGGTACAGGGTTAAACCGTTTAGAGTTTGACTTCACTGTTCCATCAGCAACAGAAACTCTAAGTATTGGAGCAGGTTCCATTACTTTAGCAGGAAGTTCTACTATCAAAGATAAAGGAGCACAGAATGCTGACCTTACTATCGCTGCTGGTGATGTAAGAGGTGCAGGTGGTTCTGGATCTGATAAGACCTTAAGTATTGCTTAATATGTAAATGAAATTTGATGAATTGAATGAAGACAATTATCTATTCTTTGCTATAAAACATTACGATAATCCTCAAGCGGTAACAAAGGAGGATTTCTATGATGATCTCAAAAGGTTTAAGTATCTTAAGAGATTGTTGAAGACGTATCTAAACAGTGGGGTCTTAAAACTCCACTTGATATTGAATCACTTAATCATCATATATAATGTTTTTGGTGAAGCTGCTACCCCTTTATTATTCTATAAGATATCTGAAGAGTACTGGTCAGTATTAAAAGCATTCATGTTATACATGAGCAGATACCCAGAGATATATAATGATACCGTCATGGTAGATCAATACTGTTTAACTGAACTAAATAAGTTATGAAGGTTCTCACTCTCAAAAAGAACGGTCACATTGTGATTGAGGAAGTACCTACTAACAATGCTAGTTCTGGTGCAGTTGCTGGATTACCCCCAGACGAACCTCCTATTCGTAAAAAGAAAAGGAAAAACAAAATGGGTATAGATATATTTCAGAGGATAAGAAACTCTAAGCTTAAAGAACAAACTATGGAAGACCAAACTACAGTTACTGAACAAGACGGAAGTAGCTCTTCGACTAACAATACAGAGGTCGGTGCTACTATGCGTTTCATCCAACAGAAACGTAAACTGCAGAAAAGGCAGGAGCGAGAGAAGCGTGCTTCTAATCGTAAGCAAGAGATCAACCAGTTATCCAAAGCAAAAGCAAAGGATTATCAGAAGAAAGCAGGTGATCGTCAGAAAAAGATTGCTAAAGATATAAACAAGAAAGATACCAAGAACGAAGGTTTTGATTGGCAGTCATCATTCTCATCAGTTAATGCTAGATTTGATGAACTGAAGCAAGCAGAACAAGAGAAACTTCTATTTACTTGGATGGAACTAAGTGAAACAAATCAGGATAAACTAATGAATATCCTTGGACAAGAAGATGGTGTAGATAAAATAAAGAAATTCATAGAGACAGTATAATGGCCGAGGGTATTAACGCTGCTATTCTAGAGCGGCTAGAGAAAGTCGTTAGTACTCTTCAAGAAAACTCTGTAAAGATGGGTCAACTTCTTGCTGTTCATAATGAGAAGTTGGATAAGCAAGATCGTATAGATGCAGTATTATTTGAAAAGGTAGAGTCACTACACAGAGAAGTAAACAGACAATCATTAGATATAAAGAAAGGTTGTGAAAGAGACATCAGAAAAGTCGATGACCGTCTTAGAACGATGGAAAAGAAAATGTGGTCTATTTTTGGTGCTCTGTCTATTATATCTTTCTTGGTTAGTCCAGTCGGACAAAGAATAATAAAACCAGTGTTGACAAATGAATCAAACACTGCTATGATTGAACGAAGCTTAGAGCTTGCAGTTCATGATACACGTTGATGCAAAGTACATTTCTTTAGTATCTGGTCGTTTAGAAAAGTTCACAAGAAAGAACGACAATCTATTCAATTTTAGGTGCCCCTACTGTGGCGATTCTCAAAAGAATCGTAATCGAGCTAGGGGTTATTTTTATCGCCACAAAGGATCATTTATATACAAATGTCACAACTGTGGGGTAGGTAGAACAGTGCCTAATTTTTTGAAAGACCACGACTATGAACTCTATCAGGAGTATGTAATGGAAGCATACCGAGAGGGTAACACTGGTAAAGGTACCAAGATTCCCTTACCTAAAATGGAGTTCACTAAACCTACGTTTAAGAAAGAAATATTTGCAGATCTAGAGAAAATCTCTGATCTAAATATTACACATCCTGCTAGAATGATACTTGAGAAACGTCAGTTACCAACTGATTCACTCAAGCAGTTATATTACTGTCCAAAATTTAAACAGTGGACTAATCAGCATAAGAAAACATTTAATAATGTACAATATGATGAGCCAAGAATAATCATTCCATTAAGGGACGAAGAAGGTGTATTTGGTTATCAGGGCAGAGCGATAGGTCAATCATCATTACGTTATATCACAGTGATGTTAGATGAAAACAAACCTAAAATTTATGGACTAGATAAGATTGATGAAACAAAACCGATTTACATTGTTGAAGGACCGATTGACTCCCTCTTCTTGGATAATTCCGTGGCGATGTGTGGGAGTGATCTTGATCCTAGGTCGTTTGGTTGGAGCGATTATATTTGGGTTTTTGATAATGAACCTCGCAACAGAGAAATCGTCAACAGAATCTCCAAAACAATTGATCGAGGAGACAAGATAGTGATTTGGCCGTCTACCGTCACTGAAAAAGATGTCAATGATATGACAATGAGTGGACATAATGTAATGAATCTGTTAGAATCTAACACATATTCTGGTCTAAAAGCAAAAATTAAATTCAACAACTGGAAAAAAATATGAGCAATGGAACTAAAGTTGTCAAGCGAAATGGATCGATTGAACCATTGAACCTTGAAAAGATGCACATCATGTGTGAAAAGGCATGTAAGGGTCTTGCAGGGGTCTCTGCGAGTCAAGTAGAGATACAATCAGGTATACAGTTCTATGATGGTATCACAACTGGTGAGATACAGGAGATACTAATACGTTCTGCAAGTGATCTCATTGATTTAGATCACCCTAATTATCAGTTTGTTGCAGCGAGATTATTATTGTTTACTCTCCGTAAGCAAGTATTTGGTAGAATTCACGATCATCCACCTTTAATCGAACAGGTTAAGAATTGTATTAAGGCAGGTGTATATGATAAAGAGTTATTAAACTTATACACAGAACAAGAATTTGCAAAACTCGAAACATTTATAGATCATGATAGAGATTATTTGTTTACATATGCTGGTCTTCGACAGATTGTAGATAAATATCTTGTACAAGATAGAAGCACAGGAGCACTCTATGAGTCTCCACAGTTCATGTATCTTCTTATTTCTGCTTCTATATTCTCAAAGTATCCAGAAGATACACGATTAGACTACATTAAAAAGTATTACGATGCCATCTCCAAACACAGAATCAACATCCCGACACCAATCATGGCGGGAGTCCGCACTCCAATTCGACAATTTGCTAGCTGTGTTCTTGTTGATATTGATGACACCCTCGATAGTATCTTTAGCTCTGATATGGCAATTGGCAAATACGTTGCACAAAGGGCGGGTATCGGCATCAACGCGGGCCGCATCCGTGGGATCAACAGTAAAATCAGGGGTGGAGAAGTTCAACACACAGGTGTTGTACCGTTCCTCAAAAAGTTTGAAGCAACTGTCCGATGTTGCACTCAAAACGGCATTAGAGGTGGATCAGCGACTGTCCACTTCCCCATTTGGCACCAAGAAATAAGAGATATAATAGTTCTTAAGAACAATAAAGGAACAGAAGATAATCGAGTCAGGAAACTCGACTATAGTATTCAATTAAGTAAATTATTTTATGAAAGGTTCATTGAAAATAAAAACATTACCCTTTTTTCTCCTCATGATGTGCCAGGGCTTTATGATAGTTTTGGTACGGAATCTTTTGACGATTTATACGTCAAGTATGAATTAGATGAATCAATACCTAAAAAATCTTTAAATGCTCAAGAACTTATACTTGACCTGTTGAAAGAAAGAGCAGAAACTGGTAGAATATATTTAATGAATATTGACCATTGCAATTCTCATTCATCATTTATTGATAAAGTAGAGATGAGCAACTTGTGTCAAGAAATTACATTACCAACTAAACCTATACAACATATTGACGATGAAACTGGAGAAATTGCTCTCTGCATCCTTAGTGCTATTAATATTGGCAAAATTAGGGACATTTCGGATTTTGAAGTTCTTTGCGATCTTAGTGTTCGGTCTCTTGATGAGCTTATTGATTTCCAACAGTACCCAGTCGGAGCAGCTGAAGTCGCTACCAAAGCAAGACGTTCACTTGGTATCGGATACATTGGACTAGCACATTATCTTGCTAAACAAGGAGTATCTTATGGAGATCCAGAAGCTTGGAAATTGGTTCATGACTTAACAGAAGCTTTCCAATATTATCTCATAAAGTCCACTGTGAACCTAGCCAAAGAGAAGGGTGCATGTCAATATTCTGATCGTACTAAATATTCTCACGGTGTACTTCCAATCGATACTTACAAAACAGATGTTGACGAATTAGTTCCAAACAAGTTAAACTTTGACTGGGAATCTCTTCGTCAGGATGTAAAGAAATATGGGGTCAGAAACAGCACATTATCCGCACAAATGCCTTCGGAATCATCTTCCGTTGTTAGCAACGCAACTAATGGTATAGAGCCTCCAAGAGGATATCTCTCAATCAAGAAGTCAAAGAAAGGACCTCTCAAGCAGATTGTTCCCTCCTATAATACCTTAAAGAATAATTATACGTTGCTCTGGGATATGCCTGATAACACAGGGTATATTAATATTGTTGCTGTTATGCAAAAGTTCTTTGACCAAGCGATTTCTGGAAACTGGTCGTACAATCCACAAAACTATGAAAACTCAGAAGTTCCTGTCAGTGTAATGGCACAAGATTTTCTATCCACTTACAAATATGGTTGGAAAACTTCTTACTACCAAAACACTTATGATATCAAGACGGATGAAGTTGGTGACACCTTAGAAAATGAAAAGAGTGACAAATTAGAATGTTTATTAAACGAATTAAGTAACGCAAAGGAGGGAGAGTGTGAATCCTGTTCAATTTAAAGTTTCACCTATCGGAAAAAAACCAATGACAAATCTTAAAGGCATGACTGTCTTTAACACGGAGGAATGCGACACAAAAAAACAACCTATGTTTTTTGGCAAACCTTTAGGAGTTCAAAGATATGATAACTTTAAGTATCCTGCATTTGAGAATCTAACAAAATCTCAATTAGGATATTTCTGGAGACCAGAAGAGGTATCCTTACAAAAAGATCGTGGTGATTATCAATCATTACGTCCAGAGCAGAAACACATTTATACATCTAATCTCAAGTATCAGATAATGCTTGACTCTGTACAGGGTCGTGCACCAGGTATGGCATTTTTACCATACTGTTCTTTACCAGAGTTAGAGGCTTGTATGGAAGTGTGGTCATTTATGGAGATGATTCATTCACGTTCATACACATATGTAATCAAGAATGTGTATTCAGACCCATCTGAGGTCTTTGATAAGATATTATCTGATGATCGTATCTTAGACAGAGCATCAAGTGTTACAGAGTCATATGATACCTTTATAAACGAGGCACATCAGTATGATACAAGTAACTGGTGGAGACCAGATTGGAGAGACAGCACTAGTGGTGCTTGGGAACAAAAAGAAATTAAGAGGAAACTTTATCGTGCAGTTACTAATGTCAACATTTTGGAAGGTATCCGCTTTTACGTATCTTTCGCTTGTAGTTTTGCTTTTGGTGAGCTTAAACTCATGGAAGGATCTGCGAAAATCATATCGCTTATTGCAAGAGATGAGAATCTCCATTTGGCAATAACTCAGAATATCATAAACAATTGGAAGAAAGGTGATGATACCCAGATGAAGGAAATCATCAAAGAAGAAGAGCAATGGACATACAGTATGTTTGATCGTTGTGTAAACGAAGAGAAGAGATGGGCAGAGTATCTATTCAAAGATGGTAGTATGATTGGTCTAAACGATAAACTACTTCATCAGTATGTTGAATGGGTAGCAAATCGTAGAATGAGAGCGATTGGTTTAAAACCAGTTTATAGTGTTCCAGCAAAGAATAATCCATTGCCTTGGACAGAACATTGGATATCCTCAAAAGGATTACAAGTGGCACCACAGGAAACAGAAGTCGAATCTTACATTGTTGGAGGAATCAAACAAGATGTCAAAAAAGACACATTCAGTGGGTTTAAACTTTGAGAAACAATTTGGTAAGGGTGTAGACCCTTGGTATGCAAAAGCAGAGAGATGGGTTAAGAAGAAATTCAAAAACCCATATCTCCAACATCTTGCATTAGGTTTTGTTGCTTGGTTGAAAAAGATATGGATCGAGGGTAAGATACAGATGGAGATGGCAAGTGTGGATGAGCAAGTAAAGGAAATTCACAAAGGTTGGGATGGTCATACTCAACCAAGAGTTAAAGTTGTTGAGACACCATCAGAGGTTAAGGGATTGAATGATATGAGTATTGAAGCATATCGTGAGGCAGCAGAAGTAGATGCTTGGTTATTTGGTGATTATGATGCGTATGAATCATTTGATATAAATACTAAAAAAGTGTCTGAAGAAGATGAGTCTGTTTGATAGAATAAAAAATATAAGAAGAAATAATCTG